CTGTGACGCGGTTCTGTACGGGTTTTCGGCAATCGTGTTAGAGGTAGTCCGTGTCTGATGCGAAATGGCGTTCCCGCATCGTAGGGCAGGGCCAGGAAGCGCCCGACCAGCTCCTAGCCAACCCGCGCAACTGGCGTATGCACCCGAAGACACAGCTGGACGCACTCGCGGGCGTCCTCTCAGAAGTCGGCTGGGTGCAGAATATCATCGTCAACCAGCGGACCGGGTACGTCATCGACGGTCATGCCAGGATCGCGCTCGCCATCTCTCGCGGCGAGCCTTCCGTCCCGGTCGTGTATGTTGATCTGGACGAGAACGAAGAGGGCATCATCCTCGCGGCGCTCGACCCGCTGGCGGGGATGGCGATAACAGACAAGGCGAAGCTCGCGGAACTGCTGGCTGACATTACGGTGACGGACGAGGCGCTCCTGGCGATGCTCAAGCTGCCCGCTGCGCCTGGCTTGACCGACCCAGACGCTGTACCGGAGCCGCCGAAGAAGGCCAAGACGAAGCCTGGCGACCTGTGGCTGCTGGGGGAGCACCGGCTACTGTGCGGCGACTCGACGAAGGCCGAGGACGTGGCGCGGCTGATGGGCGGGGCCACCATCGAACTCGTCTGGACTGACCCGCCTTATGGTGTGGCCGTGGGTGATAAGAACAAGTTCCTCAATTCGATTGCTCCGAGCAATCGAATTGAGGAGAACCTCACTAATGACACCATCGATGAACCCGCGCTCATGGCGATGCTTCGCGCGTCGTTTGATCTGGCGCTGGCGTCATGCCTCGCCGGGGCCGCATGGTATGTAGCGGCCCCGCCGGGGCCGCTACATGTCCTCTTCGGACTTGCGCTCAAGGAGCGGGGCATTTGGCATCAGACGATCCAGTGGGTGAAGAATAATGCCACGTTCTCACCGATGGGGGTGGATTACCACTGGCAAGCCGAGCCGATCTTCTACGGATGGGTGCCGAACGCCGCTCACCGCTACCGAGGAGGACGCGCTCAGACAACGGTCTGGAATATCGACCGGCCAGCGAAGTCGCCCGAACACCCGACCATGAAGCCCGTCGAACTCGTAGAGCGAGCCGTCATTAATTCGTCGGACGCTGGGCATATCGTCTACCCCTTCCTCGGCTCCGGCACGACACTGATCGCCTGCGAGCGCCAGGGTCGGCGCTGCTACGCGATGGAGATCGAGCCTCGCTACGTCGATGTCGCCGTGCGCAGATGGGAAGAATACACAGGGAAGAAGGCGCGAGCTGAAGCAGCACTACCCCGCTCGAAGCGGAAGGCGGCGAGCCGTGGGTGAGCGCGGCCCTCTGCCAATTCCATACGCTAGGCGGCGCAACCGCCGCTCCAATCGCGGAAAGCGCATCGGCGTTTCGCGCCCCAAGATGCCTGATAACCTGCCTGCCGAATCAGTCGCCGAGTGGGACCGCATCGTCCCTGAGATCGAAGCGATGGGCCTCCTTGCCGTCGTTGACCGCGCTGTGCTTATTCGCTACTGCCGGGCGTGGTCGGACTGGTGCGAGATCGATGGCAAGCTGCAAGCAACGGGGCTTCTGGTGAAAGGCCGACTCGATGGACTGGTTCGCAATCCCCTGTTCCTGATGCGTAGCGAAGTCGAGGCGACGCTGAGCGATTTGGGAAAGCAGCTTGGGCTCACGCCGTCCGCTCGTCTACGGCAGGGGGTTGAACACGAGAGCCAGGAGCTTGGCGACAGTAGCGCGCCAGCGGCCATCGACGACTACCGCACACGGCTGCGAGGAAAGAAGGCCCGATGACGACGGGCGCTGGTGCTGGCGGTTTTCTAGAGTGCCCTGACTGCGATCACCCATTCGTATATCGGCGCAGCGCCCGCTACTGTCCGAATTGCCGTGTTCAAATCGTCATCAAGGGCCAATGGTTCGACCGAAGCATACGCACTTGGGTGGTAGAGGACGGTCGATATTCGTTACTTCCTATGAAACGATGACCACCGCCACCGCTCCCCGTCGTCGCACGAGGACGCCGGCGCCCATCACCATTGGGCCCACCTGGAAGCGCAACCGCGCGGGGTTCGTGCTACCGAAGCACACGCTGGGCTGGCAGATTCTCGGCTGGACGGCGGACTACCTCTTGCAGCCGGACGGCCCGGATGCCGGGCAGCCGTGGAAGTTCACGGACGAGCAAGCCCGCTTCGTGCTGTGGTGGTACGCCATCGACGCGGAGGGCCGGTTCGTATGGCGCTACGGGATGTTCCGGCGGATGAAGGGTCACGGGAAGGACCCGCTCGGCGCGGCGCTCTGCTGCATCGAGGCCCTAGGGCCATGTCGCTTCGCGCGCTGGGAACGCGGCCTGCCCATCGCTGAGGCACACATCGCTGCCTGGGTACAGACGGCAGCCGTCTCGCGTGACCAGACGCGCAACACCATGACGCTCTTTCCGGGGATGCTCAGCCCGCGCGCCATTGAGGAGTTCAGCATCGACCTCGGCAAGGAGATCATCTACGCCGAATCCGGCCGCAAGCGCATCGAGGCAGTCACCAGCTCGCCGCGGGCATTGGAGGGTGGGCGGGCGACGTTTATCCTCAAGAACGAGACGATGCACTGGCTCGGGCCCAACGAAGGGCACGAGATGGCGAAGGTGATCGCGCGGAACGCGGCGAAGTCACGGGATGGCTCTTCACGCGTGCTGGCGATCTCGAATGCGCACGCGCCCGGCGAGAACTCGGATGCCGAGCATGACTACGAAGCCTGGAGGAAAGTCGCGCAGGGGCTTGTGCCGGTGAGCGCGGCGGGCATCCTCTACGACTCCCTGGAAGCGCCGGAGACCGACCTCGAAGATGACGCTGCCGTGACGCGCGGGATCATCGCCGCGCGGGGTGACTCAGCCTGGGTAAAGCCGGAGCGGCTGCTCGGGGAGATCCGGGACCCCCGCACGACGGCGGCGATGGCACGGCGCTTCTACCTCAACCAGATCATCGCGGAGGAGGACAAGCCGTTCGACGCCGACAAGTTCGCCGCGCTGACCAAGGCCGGCTACACCGTGCCGGCGGGCGCACTGATCACGCTCGGCTTCGATGGCTCGCTCTCCCGCGACCACACCGCGCTCATCGGGACGGAGGTCGCATCAGGCTACCAGTGGGTGACGGGCTATTGGGAGCCCCTGCCGGACGCTGCGACCGGCGAGCTCTGGATCCCGACGACCGAGGTAGACCAGATCGTTGAAGAAGCGTTCGGGCGTTGGCAGGTCTGGCGGATGTACGCCGACCCGTACAAATGGGGCACGCACCTCTCGAAGTGGGCGGGGCAGTTCGGGGGCGAGCGCGTCATCTCCTGGTCGACGACGCAGTACCGGAAGATGGCGCACGCGATCGCGCAGTACCGCACGGCGATTGAAGCGGGAGACCTTTCACACGACGGCGACCCGCGCTTCGCCGCGGCGATCGCCAATGCCGTGAAGCACATGCTCAGCCTCCGGGATGATGACGACGAGTTGATGTACGTGATCCAGAAGGAACGCTCGGACTCCCCGCTCAAAATTGACGCCGCCGTCGCGGGGGCGCTGTCCTGGCAGGCGCGTCAGGATGCGGTCGCGCTGGGGGCGAAGCCGCAACGGACGGGCATCTCGTTGTACATTCCCGACCAAGAGAAGCCAGGATGAATCCGCGCCTCTTGCAATACGATGTTTGGCAATGGCAGTGCCTTGCAATCTGGGAGGCCTGGCGAAAAGAGGCGTCGCTAGGTCAATTGGCACCCGAAACTTGGGGGCAAGTGGTTGATTGCCTGGGAGATGAACCGATTTCAGCGCCTCGTAAAAACGGCGCATTGCGAGGACTGCCCGTAGAAGCTGGCGAATTGCTGCTTAGGAGGCCATCTCTTTATCCTGACCAGGCTCCGCTTCTCCCCAGAATGCAAGACGCCATTATATCCCGCGACTCCATCGCCATAGAAGAACTAAAGCGGGAATTATTTCGCCGCTGTGACGAGGACCTAGACGAGTACTGGAGTCTTTTCGTCGATGTCTATCGGTCCTGTCGGTGGCCGATGACGCCTATCGAGATGAGTCTAAATAATGCGATTGATGCGGAACCAACCAAGGATGGAATCCATATTCCCCAGTTCTGGGTTCGATGCCCCCGGCAAATGGCGAAGGTTGGATTTCCTCATCCTGATAGATGGCCGTGATCCGATAGGGATTGAATGCGATGGACTTCACCATCAGGATCGAGAACAACGGTTGAAGGATTTTGATCGCGATCTCGACTTCGCAGTCGGCATACGGCCATTGCGAATCCCCTCGTCTAATCTCAATGGATCATCGCAGAGAACATGGCACGCGATTGCTAACGCCGCTAATTTTGATCTGGAGACATCGTGAAACGTGTTCGCGCCGCTCGCCGCCCATAGCGCACTCCACGGCCCCGGTTGTCTGACGGAGGTGAGTTAGGCGTGACCCCCGCCCGCCTACGTTGGCTGGCGGAGATCGCAGGCGTCGCGGCGCTGGCCGCCGCCGCGTCGTTGTGGTGGCTGCCTCTCGGCATCGCGGTGGCAGGTGTATACTTGATACTGGTAGCCAACCTGAACATCGGAGGTGAGTGATGCCGGCACTCAGACAAGCAGCCCGCAACGCCTTCTCGATCGTGAAGCAGGGCAACCCGCTCCCCGCGTTCTCCGGGGTGACAGGCCAGATCGCCCATGTAGGCGGCCTCGCCACGCTCTCGGGCCAGCGCGTCGAAGAGGCATCGGCGCTGCGCGTGGCGGCGATCTGGATCGCAACGAGCGTGCTCGCCGATGAAGTGGCGTCGCTGGTGATGCGCCTCGTGCTGAAGGGCGACCAGACGCGGATGCCGCAGGAGCCGGAACGGCTGCGCGCGCTTTGGAGCGACGAGCCCAACCCCGACCAGACGCGCTTCGGGATCGAGGCGACAGAGACGATGAGCATGGCGCTCTGGGGCGCCAGCTATACGATGCTCGGCTGGACCCGCGCCGGTGGGCTCGATGTGCGCTGGCCGCTCAACCCGGCGGGCGTGAAGCTGGAACGCACGGAGGGCGTGGCCCTCAAGCTGACCTCGCTCGGTCAGGGCGAGCTCGTGAATCGTCCCGGCGAACGCCCGGAGTTCGCATACTGTCCGCTCTACACCCTGCCCGGCCAACTGGAACCCGTCTCGCCCGTGCGCATGGCAGCGGAGCTGGCGGGCCTATCGCTGGCATACCAGGAGACGGCCGCGCGGCTCATGGGGCGCGGCCTGAACCCGTCGGCTGTGCTCACCGCCGGCGAGACCATCCCGGAACCGGAGGCTGTGGAACTGTCCCAGCGGCTGGAACGTTTGCACGGCGGAGCTGGCAACGCCGGGCGGGTGGCCGTGCTGGGCGGCAAGGATCTGAAGCTGGAGCGGCTATCGATGAGCCTGGCGGATGCCGAGTTCGTCGCACAGAACGATCTCGTCTTCAAGGTGCTACTGGCCATGTGGCGCGTGCCGCCGACCGTGGCGGGCATGGTCGAGAAGCCGTCGACCTGGGGCACTGGGATAGCAGAGTTCTCGCGCGGGCTGGAGCGGTTCACGCTGCGGCCGATCGTGCAGCGCCGGCAGGCTGCCTACCAGAAGTACATCACGAAGTGGGTCGAGCCGGATCTGCAGGTGAAGTTCATCTTCGACTCGCTTCTGTCGGCGTCGCCGAAGGACCGGGCGGAGATCCAGAAGAACCGCCTGATGATGGGCGCCACCTCAATCGAGCGCGTGCTGGCGCAGGAGGACGAGCCGCCCTTCGGCGAGGATGAGACCGTCTTCTCGCAGCTCGCGCTGGCCACGGACGAGGAGCGGCGGCTGTCGTTGATCGCCAAGCAAGCCGAGGCCTATGGCGCGCTCATCCGCGCTGGCGTGGAGCCGGACGCGGCGGCGGCGGAGACGGGCTTCGACCCGGCCAAGCTGCGGCACACGGGCCTGGCGCCGGTGACAGTGCAGTCGGAGGACGACGAAGGAGGCTCGTCATGATCCCGTTCGCTGTGACAATCGAGGGAGTGACGAAGGAAGGCAACGCTGTCTGGGTGCTGGCCGTCACGAAGGATGAGCTGCTTACCGCTGCCGATACTGGCGAGCTCGTCTGGTATCCGCTCTCGGACTGCAAGTTCGTCAAGCTGGTGCCGCCCGATATGCCCAAGCCTGTGATGATCGTGCAGCCGCAGCCGCGAAACGGCATCGCCCTGCCGAACCGACAGCTGCGCAGGCATCCCGAGGTTTGAAGGGGAACGATCTGGCCGAGAGCGCGGCTCCGATCGTCATTCGCTGCTGGCGCTGCGACCACAGGATCTTCGACATCGAGGTGGAGGCGGAGCGGCGCATCCCTCCGGGCGTTGCGGTCAGGCGGAAATGCGAGAAATGTAAGGCCATCAACCGGATACCGCTTGACAAACTGCCGCCGAGCCCCTACGCTTCGAAGGAACGGGTAATCGAATAGCCATCTAGCGAGCGCTCCGCAGCATCAAGCGCCCCTACTGCTGCAGGGGCGTTTCTCTTTTGAAGCCAAACGGATACCTCGGACTTCTCGCCAGCGCCCGCAATGGCGCGGCCCCGCAGCGCTCCTGGTACAGCGTGCGCAACCTCGCGGACGGCGAGGCCGAAGTCTTCATCTACGACGTGATCGGAGACTCCTGGTTCGGCGGCGTGACCGCCGCCGACTTCGTGCGCGACCTGCGCGCGATCAACGCGACCCGCATCCTCCTGCGCATCAACAGCCCAGGCGGCGCCATCTCGGACGCCGTCGCGATCCGCACGGCTCTCGTCGAGCATCCGGCAGCCATCGAGACGCACATCGATGGTCTCGCGGCGTCGGCTGCGTCGTGGGTTGGGCTCGCAGCCGAGAAGGTCGTCATGGCGCGGCACGCGACGATGATGATTCACGAACCGCTGGACATCATGGTCGGCAACGCCGAGGACATGCGCAAGATGGCGGAGATGCTCGACCACTTCGGCGACGACATCGCCAAGATGTTCCAGGAAAAGGCGGGTGGCGAAGTCGACGAGTGGCGCGAGCGGATGCGTGAGGAGACCTGGTACTCGGACGAAGAGGCGGTTGCGGCCGGGCTCGCGGATGAGATTGCCGCCCAGGAGACGCCGGCGGAGAACCGCTACGACCCGGGCATTCTGGCGATCTTCAAGAACAGCCCACCCCACCTAGTAGGGGGCAACAAGGACCGGGGCGAGGGGACGCCCACGCCGGGGCCGGCGGCAGACCGGCCGGAGGAGCTGGTCCGAGCCGTGCTCGGCTATCAGCGCGATCAGTCACGCCGCATCGGCGTGGGAGTGTAAGGGAGGGCAAAAGATGCCACTCAAGATCACCATCGACCGCAAGGAAGACGTGGAGGCGCTGAGTCGCGAGAACCTCCGGATCGCGCTCGACGAACGCTCGGAGGTGTTGCACAACATCTTCGAGGAAGCCGGCGCGGACCTTGACCCGTCAAAGGTGACGAGCGTCGAGGTCAAGAATGGCGTCGAGCTCGCGCAGCACATCAACACTCGCAACGAGGAGCTGAACTGGCTGGGCGAGCGCCAGCAGCACTTCGACGGGCTGGACGCGATCAAGCACTCGAACGACGAGCGGCGCCGGCAGCCGGCGGGTGCGGACCCGAAGGACTGGGCGCCGCCTGGCGGCGGCAACCAGCCGCAGCGGCACAAGTCCCTAGGCGAGCTGTTCGTGGAATCGGACCTCTACGCGGCGGCCAAGGCGCACCAGAACGCCCGAGCCGACATGCCCGCCCACGTCTCACAGCTCCTGCCGCGCCCGATTAACGCAGAGTTTCTCACGACGGCCGGCTGGGCGCCGGAGTCGTTGCGGACGGGCCGGATCGTCCTCGATGAGCAGCGCGAGATCGAGGTGACTGACGTGCTGCCGGTCTTCCCCACCACGCAGGCGGCCATCGTCTACATGGAGGAGACCACCTTCACGAACGCCGGGGCCGAGCGCGCTGAGTCCGCCGCCTACGCCGAGTCGGCGCTGGCGTTCACGGAGCGCTCGCAGACGGTGCGCTCGGTCGGCACGAGCATCCCTGTCTCGGACGAACAGCTGGCCGACGTCGTGGGCGTACGGGCATACCTGGACGGGCGGCTGGGCTTCATGGTGCGCCAGCGGCTCGACTCGCAGATCCTCGTTGGCGACGGCATCGCGCCGAACCTACTCGGCACGCTCAATGTCTCGGGCATCAACACGCAGGCGCTCGGCGCCGACAGCCGGCCGGATGCCATCTACAAGGGCATCAGGGCGGCGCGGGTGACTGGCCGATCGCAGCCGAACGTGGTGATCATCCACCCGAACGACTGGGAGCCGATCCGGTTACTCAAGACGACCGATGGCATCTACATCTGGGGATCGCCGTCGGAATCGGGGCCGCTGCGCATCTGGGGCCTGCCGGTGATCGAGACGACCGCAGTCACCGAGGGCACGGGGATCACGGGCGACTATGCGCGGTTCTCCGGCCTGCACGTGCGCCAGGGCCTGGAGGTGCTGACCGGGTTCGTGAACGACGACTTCCTGGACGGCCGGCAGACGATCCGCGCGGGCCTGCGGGTCGCGGTGGTGCACTACCGGCCGTCCGCGTTCACGCAGATCACCGGGATCTAAGCCTGGACGATCGTAAGGAGGCAACCCAATGGCCACGATCCTAAAGCCGGCAGTTGCACCGCTCGCGATCGGCGTACCGACGCCGGAGCTGTTCACGGTCGTGCGGCTCACATCGCAGGAGGTGAAGGCGCTGGCGGCTACGAACATCGACCTGGTGCCGGCGCCCGGCGTGGGCCTGGCGCTCGTGCCAACGATGGTCGTCTACTCGCTCGACCGCAACGCCGCCTATGACGATGCGGCGGCCGATGGCGACCTGGTGCTGGCGTATAAGACCACGCAGACGGCGCTGATCACGACGCAGGCCGACGGCCTGATCGATGCTGCTGCCGACATCGCAGCAAGGGAACTACCGGCGGTAGCCGACTTGATACCGGAGGCGAACACCGCAATCGTGCTGGACAACGATGGCGCGGAGTTCACCGGAGACGCCACCAACCTGAACACGCTGAAGGTGACCACCTACTACGTCATCGTACCGATGGCGTAGGACGCGGCTGAAGGAGGAGAAGGCAATGGCAGCACAAGACGTAGCTCTCAAGCACGGCCGGTACTACGATGCCGCGATCGATGGCCGCCTCTTTCATGCCTCGACGGCCGCGACCGGCGTGGCGCCGGGGACCGCCATCGGCACGACTGCGGCGTTCTCGCTGCACAACCCGCTCGGCTCGGCCGTCGATCTCGCGATCCTCGTCGCCTCGATGGCCTACATCTCGGGCACTCTCGGCGCGGGCGTGGTCTGGCATCTGGTCAACCTTGACCCCTCTGCGGCTGCACCGACGGGCACGGCGATCACCGAGCGTCCCGGCAGAGTAACCGGGGGATCGGGCCAGGGGGTCGCGCTGACCACGGCCACGCTCGCCGTCGCGCCGGCAATCATCCGACCGTTCTGCTCGCTGGGGGCGTCCCTCGCATCGACTGCGACCGCTCCGTGGCAGGTGGTGGAGGACGTGGGCGGCGCCATCATCTTGCCGCCAGGCTGCACGTACTCGCTGCACGGGACCACGGCCGCCGGCGCCTCACCCCTCGTGGCCTTCGGCGTCACCTGGGAGGAGATCGCGACCGGCGCCGATTAGAGCCGGCGCCCGGAGGAGTTCATCATGGCCTTCAAGATCGAAGAGCTCCGCAAGCTGCCGGATGGCGCGATGTACGTGTCGCCGGAACGCATCTGCGTCAGCGCCGATGGCGAGCTCTGCGATGAGACTGACCCCCATGCCGTGCGTCTGCTGGTCGCCAAGGGCGGCGAGATCCCGGCGGCGGAGGCGGCCAAGTACGGGCTGATCGCGAGAACCGAACAGCCCACGCCACAACCAGAAGAGGCACCCGCCGTCAGCGCAGCTCCCGCCGAGGAGACCGCCAGCGCGGAGGAGACCGGCGAGGAATCTGAAAAGAAGCCTCGCGGCCGGCGGTAACGTGGATGGCCCAGCCCGCCGTCAGCATTCAGGTCGACAGCCGTGAGGTAGAGCGGCTGCTGGCGGGCCTGCCCCCGAAGATCCAGCGCGCCGTATTGCGCAAACAATTGCGCGCGACAGCGAATAAGATCGCCCGGCGGCTGAAGGCGGGGACACCAGTCGGCGAGACGCGAGGCGGTCAGCGCGCGGCGAAGGTGCTCACCGTGCGTTCGACGAATACCCAGGCCTTCGCCAAGATCGGTTACAAGGGCCGCCCAGCCGCATACCTGGGAATGCGCGAGCGCGGGACTAGGCGCCAGCCAGCGCGTCCATTCTTCGAAGCTGCCACCTCCGGCTGGAAGGACGACGTCGCGCGCGACTTCAGCGATTCGCTCAAGCAGGCCGTGGAAAGCAGGAGCACTTAGATGGGCGTCGGGCGCAACCTCTACGTCGACCTTGATGCCTTCCGGCGCCAGTTCGTGAACAACCTTGCGCTCGATGCCTCAGACGCGACGGAGATCGAGCGCGCAATCGAGGCGGCTTCCCGCCACGTCGACCAGCTCGTGCGGCGGCCGGACGGCTTCTACGCCACGACGGACACGCGCTATTTCGCTGGCGATGGCCACGACTACATCACGATTCCAGACCTATTGGCGGTGACGACGATCAAGCTGGACGAGGACGGGAACCGGACGTTCGAGCTGACGCTGGCTGCGGCGACGGACTATTACCTGAAGCGCTTCGGGTACGTCGATGAAGACGCGCCGCCCTGGAGCCGGCTGGTGCTGGACGGCGTGAACGGGCAGCGCAGCTCGTTTACCAGCCGGGCCCGGCTGGTCGAGATCGCGGGGCGCTGGGGGTACAGCGAGGACACCGAGACCGTGGAGGCCTCGGGGACGGCCATCACCGGCACGCTGGCCGACGCGGGAGCGGACCTCACGCTCGCGGTGAGCGCCGACGCGGATCTCGCCGTGGGCCAGACGCTGAAACTGGAGAACGAGCAGGTCTACGTTTCCGGGGATGCCGGAGCCCTGCTCTGGACAGTCGTGCGCGCAGTAAATGGGACGACGGGGGCGGCACACAGCGCGGTCGCCGTGAGCCGCTACAAGTACCCGGCGCAGGTGCGCGACGCGACGATGATGCTGGCGGGCAAGCACTGGACGCGGCGGGGGACCGGCATGGGACAGGTCGTTGCCGGGACGCCGCTAGCCGGTGGGAGCGATCCGGTGGTGGAGAAGCTCCTGGCGCCGTTCGTGCGCTGGAGCACGATGGTGGCGTAGCGGAGGCTCGCCGGAGAGAGCGATGGCTGGCGACCTACAGGGCATCATTGACCAACTGGTGATCATCCAGAACGCGATCACGCCGCCGACAGGTGAGAACGATCTAAAGTGCTACGACGAACCGCCGACGGGTGTCCTGACGTTTCCGAGCTTCGTCAACGTCGAAGATGACCTCGCCCAGGTCGTGCGCGCGAGCAGCCTTCGCACCATCACCTTCTTCATCAACATGCACCTGCTATTCGCGCGCGCCGACCAGAAGTACAGCGTGCGGTCGCGCCGCGCATGGATCAAGCCGGTGATCGACGCGTTCGATGACGCGCTGGTGTTGGACCTGGCGCAGCCGCCAGTACAATACGCGCCCATTGAGTCCGTATCGTTCGAGAACGTGGTGCTGCCGGGCAGCGGCAGCGATCAGGAGTACATCGCTGCCACATTCCGCTTGAAGGCGTGGCTCGCCGAGGGGTTCACCTTCGGCGCGTAGGAGGAGTTGATGCCATGACATGGAAGTACATCGGCGAGGGCAGGAACATCACGGGCGTTCCGGCGCACGACCTGACGGATGAGGAGTTCGAGGCGGCGGAGGCGCGGCTTGATGCCCAGTTCGGCGTGACGGGCTCGCTCCGCACGTGTCAACACCCGGCCGCAGAGCCGGGCCATGCCTGTCTCCTCTACGAGCATCTAGGCGAGAGTTCACCGAGAGCGAAGCGCACGCCAGCAAGCGAGGAGGAATAGGCCATGCCCAGCTACAGCCAGGGACTCACCATCATCCAGAGCGGCCGCGAGGCCACGAAGGGCACGGCCGTCGCCGCGACCTCGAAGTTCGCGGTCGAGGGCTTCACCACGCGGCCGATCGACGCCATCATCCGCCCGAAGATCATCAAGGGCCTGCTGCTCGCCAACCCGGGCGACGAGCTGGCTGTGCACCGCGGCATGGAGTGGGAGATCGCCAATTCTCCGGTCATCTACAACCAGTTCCAACAGTTCTTGGCCATGGTCTACAAGGGCGCGGTCTCGCCGGCCGGGGCCGGCCCCTACACCTGGACCTACACCCGCGACCCGACCGCCGACCCAACCCTGGACTCGCGGACCTTCGAGGTGCGGCAGACGGACGGCGCCACGCCGAACGACATCGAGTTCGCCTATGGCATGTGCCAGTCGCTCGAAATCAGCGGCGCCGAGAACGAGGCGCTGCGCT